TAGTTGACAACATGAGAGCAGCTAAATGAGCAATACATCTGGAACATCAGGCTTTAATTTAGACCTCACCGAAGTGGTTGAGGAAGCATTTGAGCGTGTTGGTTCAGAGTCTCGCACAGGTTACGATTTAAGAAGCGCAACTCGAAGCTTGAATATCATGTTTGCTGATTGGGCAAACCGTGGTATCAATATGTGGACAATGGACTCCAATGTAATCAATCTAGTCCCAGGTCAGGTGACTTATCCATTGCCCAACGACACCATAGATTTGCTTGAACATGTGATCAGAACACAGCCTAATGTAGCTTCTACACAGGCAGACTTAACCATCACGCGTATTAGTGTTTCTACCTACGCTACTTTACCAAACAAAATTCAGCAAGGCCGTCCAATTCAAGTGTGGATTCAACGCTTAGATGGGCAGTCTTACACAACCAGCTTGACTCTGGCAGCTCCAATAAGCGCCACAGACACCACGATCACGTTGACTTCTGTGGTTGGTATACCCAACACTGCATTCATCCAGATCGATAACGAGACCATCTTCTATAGTTATACCAGCGGTAATACGCTAGGAAACTGCTTTAGAGGCCAGAATAACACCACAGCAGCGGCTCATATTGCTGGTGCGCAGGTGATCTATCAGAACCTCCCATCTATCAACGTATGGCCTGCTCCAGACAATGCACAGCCTTATCAATTTGTATATTGGAGACTGCGTAGGACTCAAGACGCAGGAACTGGCGTCAATGTCATGGATGTCCCATTTAGGTTTATACCTTGCATGATTGCGGGTTTATCCTACTATCTTGGATTAAAAGCACCCGAAGGGTTGCAAAGATTACCTATTTTGAAGCAGCAATACGATGAAGCATGGCAATTAGCGGCAGATGAAGACCGTGAAAAAGCAGCTATTCGTTTTGTTCCACGTCAACAGTTTATTGGATCGACTTACTAATGGGCAATCGGTTTGCCTCTGGTAAGAATGCGATTGCGGAATGCGATCGTTGTGGGTTTCGTTATAAATTAACGGTCCTAAAACGAGAAGTTATTAAGACCAAAAATTATGAATTATTGGTCTGTCCAAGATGCTGGGACCCAGATCAGCCTCAATTACAATTGGGCATGTATCCAGTCGATGACCCACAAGGTCTTCGTAATCCCAGACCTGATAGGAGCTATGTGGCATCTGGTCTGTTGGCTGATGGTTCATTGGGCGAGGGTAGTCGCATATTTCAATGGGGTTGGAATCCTGTTGGTGGGTCTCGTAATTTTGATGTGCCGTTGACTCAAAATGACTTGATACCGCAGGTACAAGTTGGTACAGTAACGGTAGTCGTAACCTAGGAGTTATCATGAAAGAAGACAAAGCAGATTTGAAGCAAGACAAGAAAATGATTGCGTCAGCTATTCATAAACATGAGAAGCATGATCATCCAGGAAAACCTTTGACCAAATTGGCCAAGGGTGGTAAAACCAGCGCGCAAATGATGAAGTACGGACGCAACATGGCCAAGGTCATGAATCAGCGTTCTTCTGGTAGAGGTGGTTAATATGGTCGCACCTACTAAAAAGAATAGTCCAGCTATTCATCACGGCACTGGCAAAACGACTGGTAATGGACAAGAGTATGCTCGTCCCCACACCATGACAGGTAAAAATATTGACGTTAATTCTGTGCCTGAAAGCAAAGAAAATAACGCAAAACATTTGCTTGAGTCTAATGTTTCTGTAGCTTGGAACCACAGTAATGTTTATCCACAGCCAAAAACTGATGGCATTAAGATTCGTGGTACAGGCGCAGCTACTAAAGGTTTGATGGCTAGGGGCCCGATGGCATGAACTACACTCAGCTTAAACAACTGATACAGGATTACACACAGAATTACGAAACAACTTTCGTAAATGATATTCCTACGTTTGTTGAACAAGCTGAACAGCGTATTTATAACTCGGTTCAGTTCCCATCACTGCGTAAAAACGTGCAGGGAACCATTACCCCTTACAACCAATACTTGTCTTCTCCTAGCGATTTTCTTGCGCCGTATTCACTGGCCATATATACAACGAACACAAACGCAATAACTGCTACAGGAACTGCGGGGGCTTTGACAATTACTGTATCAAGCAATAACGGTATTATCCCAGGGCAGTTAGCACAAGGCACGGGCATAGCATCTAATGCGTATGTGACCAGCATTTCAGGAACAACAGTGGCTTTATCAGCTCAGAATACAGGTGCTGTATCTGGGACTGTGACATTCCAAGGGCAGTTTCAATTCTTGCTCAACAAAGACGTTAACTTTATCCGTCAAGCATATGGATTTCCTAACTCCTACGGGACGCCGAAGTACTATGCTTTATTCGGACCAACAGTTGCAAGTGGGGCAATTACAAATGAATTGTCTTTCATACTTGGTCCTACTCCTGACACTGCTTATACCGCTGAGTTGCATTATTACTATTATCCAGTTTCAATCGCAGATACCGTTAACAACCCAAGTGGTACTACTTGGCTTGGCGACAACTTTGATACCGTGCTTTTGTATGGCTCTCTTGTTGAGGCTTATACCTTTATGAAGGGCGAACAAGATTTGATGACCATATACAACCAAAAATATGTTGAGGCATTAGCCCTTGCTAAACGTCTTGGCGATGGTATGGAGCGTAGAGATGCTTACCGTTCTGGTCAATTTAGACAGGCGGTGACCTGATGTCTATCTATCAAGGCGCAACGACTAGCTTCAAGGTTCAGTTAGCCCAAGGTTTGCATAACTTTGGGCCTACCAGTCCAAATACGTTTTATATCGCTCTATATACAGCTAATGCCGCATTGAGTAATGCGACTACTGTGTATACAAGTGTAGGCGAGGTATCGGGTTCAGGGTATACCCCAGGCGGGCAAATACTGACCATCACACAGACACCGACTTCTGGTACATCGGGAACCACGGCGTATTGGTCATTTGCCAACGCTATATGGAATCCCGCTGCGTTTACAGCTCGTGGCGCACTGATTTACAATTCTAGTCAGAATAATGCTTCTGTTTGTGTATTGGATTTTGGCAGCGATATTACTTGCGCTAATTCATTCACAGTTCAGTTTCCAACATTCACTAACACAACCGCAATACTGAGGATAGCATGATCATCACGACTACCAAAGGCGATATGGATAATTCATTGTTAGAGCATAGACCAGGCTCTTTGGACAATGAAAATGAATATACAACATGGGATGAGTATTACCTTGATGGTGAGCTTGTACATCGTTCGGTTCACGTTACCCTAAAGAAAATGCCGTCTTTTGTAGATGGCGCAACTGCTTCATTCTAAGGAATTATCATGGCAAATACTCAAGCAATGTGCACCTCTTTCATGGGCGAGCTAATGACTGCTACCCATAACTTCACGACTGGTACAGGAGACACGTTCAAGGCAGCGTTGTATTTCACAACTGCCACATTGAATGCTAGTACCACCGCTTACTCCACTACAGGTGAAGTGACCAACACTTCTGGTACTGGATACACAGCGGGTGGAGTCACGGTTACAAACGGAACAAGCCCAACGGCAGCCAATACGTCTGTAACAGCAGGCGCGGCTTACTGGACTCCTACAGCTTCGTTCCAATGGACAGCGATGACTGTGACTACAGCTTTCGATACTGTGTTGTTGTATAACTCTTCCAAGAGCAACAAGGCAGTGAGCGTTCATACATTTGGTGCGCAAACCATCACGGCTGGTACTTTCACTTTGACGATGCCTACCAACTCATCAAGTGCGGCTTTGCTGCGTTTGACAACCACCTAAAAGGTGAGGTATGGCCGTAGGTTGGGGCATAAACCCGTGGGGGAATGGCAACTTCGGCCAGGGTACGCCTACAACTGACGGTTGGGGATATGGCCCTTGGGGTGGTGGTAGTTGGGGTATTAGCACCATAAATCTTACGAGTGTCCAAGCCACGGGCGCAGTAGGAAATACAGGTGTAAACGTCACGGTAGCTCTGACTGGTGTTGGAGGTACAGGCAGTACAGGTTCAGTTACGATCAGCAACGTAGCGGCCTTGACTGGGGTATTGGGTAGTGGGGCTGTAGGATCGGTTGCTCGGTCACAGTCTTTCCCCATCACTGGGGTTGGCGGTGTAGGAAACATTGGGTCAGTTACGGTAACCGAAGCTGATCCTGGGACTGGGGATTTTGCGTCAGGTGCGGTTGGAACAGTTGGGCCTACCATAACAATTGCATTGACAGGAGTTGGTGCTTCTGGTGCAGTTGGAACGGTAGTAGCTGCTAAACAAGCTGGGCTGACGGGCGTTGGTGCTTCAGGAGCAGTCGGAGCTTTGGGAGTCCCGTTGGGGACTAACATAGCCAAGGGAGCCGTAGGAACTGTTGGAGCAAACATAACGATTGCTTTGACTGGAGTAGGAGCCACGACAGCGGTTGCTTCAGTGACAATGTCAGGCCGAGGTGCTACACTTCAAGGAGTAGGTGCAGTAGGCCAAGTTGGAACGATGTATGCGGTTTATTGGAGTTTAATTGATGACAGTCAATCTATTACATGGCAAAATATCGACAACTCAGAGTCAACGACTTGGACGTTGATAAAAGGATAAAACATGACTATTACACCCACATCGCTATTAGCCTTACCGCTTATCACAACGGGAACCGAATCTGGTACTTGGGGCGATGACGTAAACAATGGCTTAACACAATATTTGGATGTTGCTATTGCTGGTACGCAGACTATTAGCGGTTCCCAAACAGCGGTAACACTTTCCCTGACTGCGGGTAATAACACGGCAACAAATATTGCGCAGGTCGGTACTAACACCACGGGATCGGCGCAGTATCAGGTCATTAACTGTACTGGTAACCCTGCGAGTCTTTTAACGATTACAGTACCAGCATCCAGCAAAACCTACGTTGTTATCAACGCAACATCTACTTCACAGTCTGTCAAGATCGTAGGCGTAGGCCCAACATCAGGTGTGACGATAGCAAGTGGCGAAAAAGCCATCATTGCTTGGAGTGGCAGTGATTTTGTCAAAATCACCACTACAGTCACGGTGACATCATTTTCTGCTGGTACTACAGGACTAACACCCAGTACGTCTACAACAGGCGCAGTTACATTGGCAGGCACTCTTGCTATTGCTAATGGCGGTACAAACGCTACGACCACACCGACCGCAGGTGAAATAGCTTACGGTACAGGCACAGCTTATGCGTTCACATCAGGTAGTACATCAGGTTACTATTTGAAATCAAACGGTTCTGCTGCGCCAACATGGGCAGCAGTTTCAACGGGTATAACAACAGGTAAAGCTATCGCAATGGCGATGGTCTTCGGATTCTAAGGAGTAATCATGGCAAATCCTAATATCGTTAATGTAACCAAGATATATGGTAATTCAAACTATATTGTGGCTACAACAAGTCCTGTAGCTTGGACAGCATTAACCCCTGCGGCTAACTATATCAATAAGATTGATAATATCGTTGCGGCTAATGTTTCTTCATCTGCGGCGACTGTTACGCTATCTTTGAATAGTTCAACAGGTGGAGGCGGTACTGCGTATCGTATTGCTTACCAAGTGACTGTCCCTCCCAACGCATCGGTTGTATTGGTTGATAAAACCACGGCTGTTTATGTGGGGGAGAGTCAATCTCTTGTTGTAACTGCAAGCGCAGGAACTTCTATTGAATTGACCGCCTCTTTTGAGAACATGACTGATACCTGATAGGATCATTCGATGACGATGCTTAACTTCCCAGGTGGTTCCCAAGGAGCCCAGTACAACGGTTTGAACTATCCTGTTCAGACTGTGGAGTATCTTGTTGTTGCTGGAGGTGGTGGAGGTGATTCAGGAAATGGTGGCGGAGGAGCAGGTGCTGGTGGTCTTTTAACTGCTACTGGATATGCGGTTACGCTTGGCTCATCTATTACTGTGACTATTGGCGCAGGTGGTGCTGGTGGAGTAAGTGGGGGAACAGCTACTGGTTCTGCTGGCGCTAATTCAGTATTTGGAAGTATTACAACCACTGGTGGCGGCTCAAGCAGTAACAGTTCTGCTGGATCAGGCGGCTCTGGTGGCGGCGGTTCAGGTAATAGAGCTGGGGCTTCAGGAGTTTCTGGTCAAGGTAATTCGGGCGGTAATGGTGGTGTTAATCCATATAGCATAGGCGGTGGAGGTGGAGGAGCTGGTTCTGCTGGTGGGAGTTCTACATCTTTAACAACAGGATACGGTGGAACTGGAGTTGTTTCATCAATAACAGGAAGTCCAATACAGTATGCTGGAGGCGGTAGTGGTGGAGGCGATTTTAGGGCACCAAGCACTGTTGGCCCTACAGCCGCTGGTGGTGGTATTGGTGGAGTAGCGGTTCCTGCCACTTCTGGAGTTGCTAACACAGGTGGAGGAGGCGGTGGTGGCGGATATGATACCACTCCCAACTATACAAACGGTGGGTCAGGCGGTTCAGGCATCGTAGTTATCCGTTATCCTGCATACCTCAAGCAAGCCACATCAACCACAGGCTCACCAACCTATTATCAAGCCCTTGGTTATAACGTCTATGTGTTCTACGCATCAGGCACAATCACATTCTAATTATGGCAAACGGACTATTCAACCTCAAACAACAACTTCAAGGCTTGATCCGTGGGGCATGGTCAGGCACAAGCTCATCCAATGCACCTAAGTATGTAGAGTATTTAGTTGTTGCTGGAGGTGGCGGCGGCGGTGTAACAAATGGCGGTGGCGGTGGAGCTGGTGGATTATTACAAGGTTTATTACCTATTACTTTAGGAACATCATACGCAGTTACTGTTGGGGGAGGAGGCGCAGGAATTGCGGCGGGGTCAGTATTACCAGGTAATCAAGGTAATTCATCTTCATTTGGTAGTATTACCGCTTTGGCAGGTGGTAAAGGTGGTGTTGCAAGTGGTGCAACAAATACTTCTGGAGGTTCTGCTGGGGGTGCTGGTGGTTTTGGCACAATAACGGGTGGGTCGGCGGTAGGCCAAGGAAATTCAGGGGGTACTACTGGATGGTCTAGCGCTGGAGGTGGTGGTGCAGGAACTGCTGGATCAAGTGTGCTCAATGCTAATACTAACGGAGGAAACGGCGGTTCAGGTATTACGTCTTCAATTAGCGGAATACTAACCACTTATGCTGGTGGTGGTGGAGGTGGTAGTTATAGATTAACTGGTGGCACAGGTGGCGTAGGCGGTGGCGGCGCTGGTGGAACTTTTGGTGGATCAATTGGTGGTTCTGGTACTGTTAATACAGGAGGAGGCGGTGGTGGCGGTTCTGATACTGGCTCTGGCGCAGGTAGCGGTAGCGGTGGTTCAGGTGTTGTTATTGTCCGTTATCCTGGTACAACTATATATTTTTCTGGTGGAGATACCATAAATGTTATAAATGGTTTTGTTGTTCACACATTCACAACCAGTGGAACGTTTTCTTTAGCCCCATTATCTTCTCCTACTACTTCGTATTTAGGTAGTTTTCTTGCTGTTGCTGGTGGCGGTGGCGGCGGGTATGGCCATAGTGATTCTGGTGCTGGTGGTGGAGGTGCTGGTGGATTTTTAAATCCAACATTTGGCTTTGTACCAGGGACTACATACTCCGTTACTGTAGGTGGAGGTGGGGCGGGCGCAACTACCGATTCTGCGAATGGCTCTAATGGGCAAAATTCAACATTTGGGTCGTTCACTGTAATAGGCGGTGGAGGTGGTGGTGGCTATGAAAAAAATGGTGTTGCTGGTGGATCGGGTGGCGGAGCTGGTACTTATGTACAAGTTAATGGTGGCGCAGGAACACTAGGCC